TCATTTTTGGGTGGTGGAGGTAGTGTGTCACCTTCAGGAGGAGCGCCCCCTGCCATATCAGCAGTTGGCTCTGCTCCCTCATTTCCAGAAATATCTCCTTCTGTTTCTCCTCCAGGTGTCCCTAATTCATATAAGCCGCCGCCGAAGCCACCGCCTCCGCCACCAGGCATTCCGCCGCCCATACCGCCGTCGGGTCCGCCCATTTGGTCTTCTTCTTGATATTCAGCACCAGGTTCTCCATACATTCTATCAACAATATCGAAGATTCCTGTTCTCTTGATAATCTGAGTAGTCTTTTCAAGTTCTGCTGCAAGGCCCTTTTCAAGTCTGATTTCTTCAAGATTCTCCTTGATTTCCTTATCAGACCATTTCATAATCTGCTTTAGCGCACGTGTTTGTGACATTACTGGTAAACCATTTCCTGGGTCAGATACTGCGTCTCTAACTGCTGAAATCTTCTTCTGTAAATTATCAATCTCAAGTTGTTCTGCCTGAGTTGATGGATTATTCATTGTAAGATTAAAGTTTGTAAGGTCATCCTCAAAACCTAAAAGGTAAAGATGAATACTTGCAATCTTTGTTAACTCCATCAAGAATGCTTGCTGCACTCTATTGATAACACGTGTGAAACGAATATCCATAAGAGCAAGATTCTTACCATCACCAGCATTTTCTTCAAAATTCAAGAATGACTTTGGAATTCTAAGTGCTGTTAACACTTTGTTCTGTACAAACTTAATGTCATCCATAGCAGTCAAATTCTGTGCTGCTGAAAGCGTATCAATAGGAGTTGGGGCATTTTGGTCTCTTACCGGAATGAATATATCTTGGTCAACTGACAATATATTCTTTCTTAAGTCAACTTGTCCTGTCATTGGGTCAATGATAGGAGTTCTCTTAAAGTTATTTGCAATCTGCTCAACATATGCCTGCACATCAGCATCGTCAATTGCTCCAACGTAAATCTTATAAACACGCCTTTCAATTGAACGTTCAAGACGATATATAAGCATCATATCTTCCATCAATGAAAGCATTCTCCAATGCCTACGTGCTGCATTCAAATATGAACAATTATGCGTTACAATACCATTAGCAAAAAAATTACTATTGTCATTATTTACGGTGAAATCATACGTTTGTTTTTTGCCTATATATTCTATTTTTCTAATTTTTTCAGTTTTAAATCCATCTTCTAATCTATTTACTAAATCATATTTTTTCTCTTGTTTATTAAAACTTTCATAGAAATAAAAATAATAACTAGTGTTTTTTGTTATAATATTACGCCCTGAATTTAATGATGTTCTTTTTCCTATTCTGTTTCTACTTGAAACTTTGGATGATTTATATCCTAATGATTGTACAAGAGTTTTTATATCTTTTACCAATTGTTCATTAGACATTTCTATGCTGCACCTAAGTGTACCATATTTATCAATATTATAAGACCCATCTGCAATCATTAAGCCATTAAGAAATTTCTTTTTAATTTCATCACTAGAGGCAAAAACCCACTCAGGTATTCTTTTTTTATCAAAGCCATCAACAAATCCCATTCGATGCATTATTAACGCAAGGCATTTTGAAGGTATTACGCAAGAAGAATATTCATAATTATTGTTTTTCGCATTAAATGGCTTTATAAACCTACAACTATGATTAGTAATTTTTTCTACATATTTAGCAAATTCAATATTAAATTTTTCATATTCACCGGTTGCAAAATATATATACTTATTTTGAGTAATCCATCCATCCCCAATCATAAATCCAAAAAATTTTGCAAATTCTTCATCAACATAATCTGGTATAAAATTAACATAATTTTTCCACCAAGTCATAGTTTTATTTAAATTTGCTTCATTTTCTGTTGGATATGATTTATCTATTTTAATTTTTTCATGACACTTGTTAAAAGAATTATCAACAATTAATAAATCACCAACTCTAATGTCTTTTATTTCTTTATATTTTAGTACATTACTATCATATACTAATAATTTATGGTCATCAGTACCTTCAATTTCATTATGAAATGTTGAAACTTTATATATGTCTTTTTCTCCTTTTGGCATAAACATAGTTACTGTTCCTAACTCTCTTTTCTGAGAATTAGTATTAAATGTCCATACATTATCTCCAATGTTTATTTTAGACATTTCTTTATAGCCTAGCTCAGTTTCGATTCTAGTGTCTCCAACTAAACACCCATAAGGCAAACAAAGAGAATTTGTAAGCAATCTAAAGTGTGCTATCTGCCAATTTCTGAAAGGAATCTGACTGTTGTTTTCATCCAACCAAACAAACTTTGTTGCAAAATCATCACTGTCATACTCTTTATTGTTAACTGCTAAACTTTGGCCACTTCCATAAGGATTCTGAATACCATTTTCAAGTCTTTCAACGTTAAATACTGGTAATTGCCTCCAACCTTTAATACCCAACTTATTATCAATGTCAAGCATCATAAATTGGTTTCCGTATTTACACATACCTCTAATAACCATAGGGGCAGTAACTTGAAGATTAAGCCTATTCACAAACAAATCTTCAAGAATTGCTTTAATTCTATCTGATTTTGAATATACATTAACAATCTGTCCTTTTTCGCCATTTAAACAACTTTCCTCCGCCACAATATCAAGTGCTGCGCCAATCTCAGGGAATGAATCCATAAGGTCAGCATCACGATACATAAGTTTAACATTTGTCAATCCTGCAAACGCAGTAACTGACAAATCTATATTTGCTTTAAGCCATCTTTCTTTAAGATAAGCATTCTGCTGTAATTCTAGCTTCGTTCTTTCATAATCATCCTTGTCTTTCGTTTTATAAATGACAGAATTTGCACCAGACATATCATACGAATTTACGTGAGGTTGAAAGCCTTGGTCTGACGCAAAATTGCCCTTTAACGCTCTTTCAAGGGTTTGAAAAACGGTTAATTTATTTTTTGCCATTAATTTACAATTTTATAAAATATATTTTATTAACTATAAATATAAAGAGTAGTTTATTTGTAGCCGCTAAAAAGCCATAAATAAGAACCTTGAATACCAACGCCATTTGCATTTTTATACTTAGTCAAAGAATCGTAGTTATAAAAAGGCAAACCATTGTTAGGTGTAATAGGTCTGTTTTCTATCATTTTATTCTGATTGACTTGCATTGCACCAGTCATCATATAAGCATTCAATATAGCTTTATCCTTATCTGCTGCTTTTTCCATCTTCTTATATGAGAACATCATAACGAATAATCCCATTGCAAGACAAGTGATTGCGTCATCGTGGCTACCATCCATGTGGTCCATTCTCTTAGCCTCTCCCTTGAATATCCATGTATTCAACTCATTTATAACTCTTATAGACCTAATCTTGAATTCGTTGTTTCTAACCATATTTGCAAAATTAGCAAGAACAGGGTATCTATTACCTTGCATATGGAAACCAGGCATAACATCAACATTATCCAATTTATATTGTTTGCTTGACTGCTGAACAGTATACTTCTTCAATTCTGAATCATCATAGAAAAGATTCTTATAACCCTTGTGTATAAGCGTGAATAAAGGAACGTCACCTAGACCATTTGTACAGTCAATAACTACGTATGCGTTATTATAAAGTGTTGCATAATTGAATAACAATTCGCCAACTTCATCACCAAGTTTTCTTCCATAGTATTCAGCAACTTGTTCAACTATTGGCATTCCATTTTCATCCCTACCATCCATATCAATAATTTCAATGGCAGTAAAGTCCTCAGAACTGCCTCTACTTACGTCACAAGACGCAATATATCTATGTCCTGCAACTGGTGGCTTCCAAAACCATGTTTCTTCGACCATTTGGTCTTTCATTTCTTCAAGTGGCTCACGGACATTAAGTTTCTCTTGCATTTCAATATATTCAGGGTCGATAACGTTATCAGATGAACCAACAAACGATACATCCAACTCCTGAGCAATTTTCACTTTATCATTGTTGAATGATTTACACATTTCCTCATACCAAGGAGAACGTGGAGTCCAACCCTTTTGTACTAGTTCTTCCCAATGTAATTCATCGTATTTAACTGTTCCTGTTTGGTCTAATATTGGCTCAATAATCCAATCCACTTCACCAGTAGCCTTGTTTTTCTTGAACCATTTAAGATTCTTGTTATAACGTGGGTCTTGATACCAACGGAACTGAACTGCAATAAAGTTATTTTCCTTTGCCAAAGCCAAACGGTAAGTGTTGTAGTACAACATATCTTTACCATTTGGGGTTGACACCATAACAGTCTTTGAATTTGGGTTTGAAGACATTGTAGCGGCAGCAGTAGCGTAAACGGCTGTACCATTTTCAATGAACGCTGCCTCATCAAGAATAAGAATTGATACGGCTGAAATACCACGCGCAGCATTTTCACCAGATGACCTCGCAACAATTCTGCATCCATTGAATAACTCAAGTTCTGATTTTGAATCCTTTATGAAAATACTTCTCATATTCTTCTCTGATTTTGGGTCAGGTGAATAATAATCATCACCCCAATACCAACGAGGAACTTGAACAAGGAAATCTCTAATCTTTGTAATCAACTGTTGTGCCAAGTCCAATTTGTTACCAATACAAAGGATTGTTTCAGGAGCATCTGCGTCAGCAAATGCACATTGGGCTGTAGCCCATGCGGATGTCAATGTGGTGATACCACACTGACGAGGCTTAATACTAACAACATTTCTATTTGATGCTAGTGTTTCAAGAAATACACGCTGTCTTGGGAAAAGCATAAAAGGTGTTTTCTTACCCTTCGTTGCGTCAAACGTGTATAAGTATTTTTCTATGAACAAGATACGTGATTTGTCAGCATAACATTTTATGTAATCCTGCATGCATTCTTCAAAATTTAGCATTATTTATAACTTTTAATATTTCATCTTTATTTGATATTATAGAATTATTGTATTTTTTATTAGAATAATAAATTAATTTAATTCCATTATTTAAACACTTTTCTTTTTTTAAATTATCTAATTTTTTAGTGTACAACAATTTTTCTTTTGCATATTTTTTAATTCTAATAAATATATTCGAAAACTAAAAAAGCCGTAATAATACGGCTTACATTCTTGTTTTATTAACTATTTTTACTTTATTTGCATCAAATATAACATAGTTATAAGCATCGTCAGATGCGCCATCTGGCTTTTGCCATTTTGTGCCGGAAGGGTATTTTATTCCATCAAAGCCACATTGCATAAGAAATAATGATGCTGCTTTATCTCTTCCAAAAAATATTTGTTGAAGCCTTCTGTACACGCTTTTGCCATCCGTTAATGCTTTATTTGTGTAATAACTTGAAGAAAAAAAATCTTCATAATCACCGTTACTTATAATATCAATCATTTTATTTGCCCTATCAGGATTTTGTTTCATCCATTGAATATCTTGATACAAATCACATTTAAATGGGTAATTTCTTTCCGCCATAGAATCTAGATAACTATCACGCAGCCTTAAAAATCCTTCCAAAATACGCCTCATAAATTCAGATGGAAACTCTTCATACCATTCTATATAATTTTGTCCGTTATCTTCTGGTATGTCTACTTCATATAAGAATGCGTGTTCTTTTTTGTTCTTTGATAAAACGTCAACAAACATTGTATATAAATCAATTTTCTCATTATTCATTTTATAATGATTTGGATGTTTCAAATAATATTCATATACATCTTTTAATTCATCAAATCCGCCAATTGCTCTATAATCTGAAAATAGCATGCTTGAATATTCTTCTGCCTTGATTTTTGTTTCCACATCATCAGGCATATTTTTGTTATTCACCAAATATGCTGCTATTAAATCAACATATTTTTCGCTTGGTATTCTTTTTGAACTTTCTGAATATCCGTTGGCAACTGCTTCATCATTTGTGACATAAGTTCCCCATCCAAAAGTTTGCGAACCGGCCCCTGTATTTAAATATTTTTTATGATTAAACTTATCAAAATCAGCGCCAGTACCATGATAAGCCATCATTTCATCCATTTCATTTTCTTGAATAACGTAATTATCAAGTTCTTCTTTTGAAAAATCACCGTCTGAAATAAGGCTTGTGTCTATGTTCTTCTGCCGTATTCTATCCTTAAACGTTTGATAATCAAAATCATGCGAAATGTTAGAATCCATTTCTTTTGCCATTTCATTTCCTTTCTTTGTGCCAAGAATAAAATTTTTTACAACGTCATTGAATTCATCAACTTTCATTGAACATAGTTCGCTAAAGAAAAATGGTATTTTGTTCGTTCTAGATATTAACTCAGTTTGGTATTTCTTTGTTAAACTACTTTGTAACAATTCAATTAATCCCATGCCTATCCTTAAATCCCAAGGTTCTGCAACAAGAAAGTCTGACTTTCTTATAATGTACATTGCCTTTGCATTGTCTTTTGGTAAGCCATGAGAAGAGAATAACTCAAAAAATCCTCTTATTGATTCTCTTAGCAAAAATGGAAAAACCAATCCTTGTGATTCTATTGATGTCTTTTTTCCTCTCTTTCCAAGATGAACTTCAACGTATGCAATCTGGTTTGGATTTTTCTCACTTATTTCTTCTTTTTTCACAAAAAGCAAATAATCTGAAATGTGAATTATATTGTACCAAAGGCCCCACAATTCATCATTTAAACTTGCAACAGTGTCATACCAATCATCAATGTCTGTTGAAAGCCAATATGAAAATCCTTGAATAAGGGAATTTATAAATCTTCTTTTCAATATAACCTTGTTTGTTAATTCAAGTTCGTCAACATCTTCAAAATCATATGTATTTCCTGCTTCATCATTTTCCGGTAATATTCTAACGCTATTCTTTGGCTTAACCTTATTTGTGAGAGTGCATTTGAATAAAATAGTATCTTCAGGTATTGAAAAATAGTCATTAACAATATTTTCGCACAATTTTTGTAATTGATGTGCTATTGGCTTTTCAAGTTTCTTACATTGTTCTATTTTTTTGTTCAATACTGAAACAAGATAATCAGGGTCTTTTGATTCAAGTTCACCTCTCTCTATATATTTTGAAATTACTTCATCAACTTCTTTAAACTTAGACTTGATAAGGCCATACTCAAAGCCAAATTCACCAGATGGCGGCAATGCAGGATTGTCGCCTATTGATGTGTTCTTTGACATAATAGCCTTATATATAAAAGGAGGTAACTTTAATGGCTGTAATTGTTCCTCTTTTAAAATTATTTTCATATTAAAGAGTTTTCAAAAACTTATCTAATTCTTTTTTTTTAAATGTTGTTACTTCAACTAATTTACCGTCTCTTTCTACGCCATTAGTCAATCTTATTATACCGGGCAACGCCTTATCAGGTGTTCCTAGAATTTGTTGCTGAACGTCTGTAGCAATTTTGCTTATGCTATCGCCTCCTTGACTAATAGTCATAACCTTAGTTGCATTTTGTTTTGGTATTTGCTTGTTTGTATAACTTTGTACGTTAATATCTTTATTCATATCATTTGCACCTGGTTTTTGAGCAACATCTTGAGCATCTTGAACCAAAGAAGATACATCGTTATCTCCCTCTTTGTTAACTACTGATGCTGATGCTTTGTCATCATTTGAGCCGCCTCCGCTAAAATCCATTTCTCTAATTAGATTTAATTGCTTTTTTGTAAAAACTATATTCATGATATATTTTATTTTATATATAAATAATTAGAAAATAAAAAAAGGAGTGAATAAATCACTCCTTATTTTATTAAATCCCATCAAAAACAAATGGGCTATGGTTTGTTACTTTTTTGTTAGTTCTGTACTTTTCCTTACGTTTTGCTGGCTTTCTGCCATTAATGAGTTCATCAGTAATCTCTTTTATGATTCTGTTTTCCATCTGTGGCATTGGCTCTTCTTCAGGTTGTGGCTGTGGCTGCTCATCAGAACTCATACCATCATCGCCCTCATCATCTTCGCCTTGCAACTTTTTGATTACCTTTCTCTTATCTTTATCACTCAAGTAATTTGCTACTTGGGCTGCAATCATATTTGCTGCATACTTGTTAAGTTTTTCCTCATCATTTGGATTTTCCTCATTGTAAGTGTTAAGTGCTTGACTTAATTCACCTGAGTATTTCTTAACATCTGAGCCTGCTCCACCTTCCTCATCTGGTTCACCTTCTGCATCTGGTCCCATAGGTGGCTCTTCCCCACCCATCATTGGGTCTCCTCCAGGTACATCACCTCCCATTGGAGGCATCGGTGGCATTGGAGTCATTCCTCCATCTAAGCCATTATCAGCGTTTGGTGCTTTAAGAACAAACTTCTCGTTTATCTCTTTTTTTTTAAAGTACGCTTGATGCTCTCTGCAATTGCGTTGTCAATTGATTCTGGGTCAATGTCGAATGGTGCGCCATCGCCAATCTTTTCTCCGTAAGGACTATCATTTCTTACTGATTCATCATTCATATCGTAGTAATCAGGGAATTCCTGTAAATCCTTTGGAGGTAATGACATAACAACCTTCTGATATGTAGGGTGCTTACCAAAGTCATCCAACTTGTTCATATTACCCTGTGGAACACGTCCTGCATCCTTGAATGGTGTCATACCGCCTTCATTGATTCTTCTGCCTCTTCTCATTGACTCTCTCAACTTCATTGCGCGATATGCTCTTGACTCATATACCGTATTATCGCCGAATGCTGTCTCGTCTTCAATTGGCGCTTCATCTTCTGCATCTTCTAAATCAGCATCAGCATCCTCTAAGTCTGCATCTGCGTCTTCCAAATCAGCATCAGCATCGTCCATATCTAATTCGAATTCTGCATCATCATCTTCGTCATCACCATCAAAACCTTCATCATCATAAAGGTCATCGTCATCGTATGTGCCTACGCCTAACTTGTCAGCAATTTTGTTAACAATGTCTTCCAATGAAGAAAGCCTCTCTTCAACGCCGTCTTCTGAGTAATCATCCTCAACGTCTAACTCATCATCAGAATATTCGTCACCAACTGGGTCTTCTCCGCCTAAATCAAGGTTATCGTCATCAAGTTCTGACTCTTCCTCATCGCCGCCTAATTCAAGGTCATCATCACCAAGTTCTGGCTCGCCACCATCTTCAAGGTCAGCATCAGCTTCCAAGTCATCTATTGCTTCGTCAATCTGTCTGCCCTCTCCTGCGTCAAATGGGTCATCGTCACCGATTTCACCAACGCCAGGTTTTGGTGAATTCTGATTGTCAGGAGTGTAAATCATAGAGGTATCTTCCTCATGGATTGTTCCTTGCTTTTCCTCTCCTGAGCGTGTTATCTTTTTATCGCCATCGTCAATGTTTCTTGCTTCTGGTCCATCGAAAGGCTGACTGTCGCCAATCTCTGTTCCATGAGATTTATCCATATATTCGTCGTTTCCACGATTCCATCCTAATACCTGGTCGCTTGCTTCGTTTACAGGGTTACCGTTTGCATCCTTAGATTCTACTTTTGGAGCTTCCTTATATCCCTTGTTTGCTTTCTTTGCATCACCACCTTTTCCAGGTTTTTCATTCATTGTTGCCTTTTGTGAATCAACAAATTCTTTATCAACCTTCTGATTGAATGGGTCGCCACCATTGCCAATGCATTGATTGCCCTCGCAAGCTTCATTAATTGGCTTGATTGCTGACTGAGGCTTTCTATTGAAGATAGACATTGCGTTCTCCATGATTTGTCTTTCACGAGAAATTTCCTTCTTCATCTTCTCAGTTGCCTCAACTGTTAACTCTTCCTGTCTGTCAGGATTCCAAGACTCAACGACAATATTCTTTCCGTTGCCATAAGCTTCAGCCAAAGACCTTAACTTAAAGTCAAAGTTCTTCTGAGCGCTAGCAAAACTTGTGTATTCGTTGTCCTTTCTGTTTCTAAATCCACCAATGTATTCAAAGTTCTCAGCTAATACATTGTCTTTCTTTGAAGAAACCTTAATATAGAACTTTGTTCCTTCACGTACAATACCGTACAATTTTCCATCAGCAGCAACCTTAGAATATTCAACACCAGTATATGGTGTTTTCTTTGACTCATTTAAGCCATAGTTCATAAGCTGCTTCATTCTGTCAAATTGACCGTTCATGTCTTTGCTATTATTCATCATGATTAATAATTATTTTTCTTATTTTTATATAAATATTTTACTCTTCTAAAAAAAAATTTTTATTTACCCATTTTTTATGGTGTCTATGGCTAAATCAGCTGCTTTATATAATTTTTTAATGTATGTATAATACATATCATACATTTTTTCATAAAGGTCAAACGCCATATTTCTTATTTGCTCATCATTCCAATTAAACGCATTTTCATCGTTCTCGTTTGGACTCCATTTTATTTTAAAAAGGTTTTTACTGCCAGAAAAAGCAGCAATTTTATTTAATTTATAGAATTGCCTAACAAAATCAATATCTGATTTTTCTCCTTTTTCAGCAGCCCTTCTTACAATAAACAAATATTTTTTTATTGAGTTAATCCAATTGAAATTAGTTGTAAAAGATATTAAAAATTTACACAACTCTCTTTTTGAACCATTCCAAGATTTAATTTTATTAACTAAAAACTCATCGTTTAATATTTGATAATAAAATGTAGTGACACGTGCATTCATTTCTGTTTTTGAAAACGCAAAACTAATATCTTTTATTTGCATCATTGACACTTGGTCTTCATAATCCGGGTCTGACATATATGCATATGCTGGATATTTATGACTTCCCCAAGTATTAACTATTTCAATCAAATGAGTTAACTCGTGCATTATTGATGGCTTATATACTGAATAGAATTTCTTAAAAGCCTTTTCTTTTCCATACTTTAAAATAAATGTATAAAACTGTACTTTCCTAAATTCACTCCCCAAATTAATAACAATTTCAGGAATTAAGTTTTCATCATCGTCAAAATTAACCGATGCTTCAGAATTGTTTCCCGTTGAAGTGGTTAATAATATCGTATTAAGATTATCTAACCCATACCAGTTTTTGCATCTAACTGTGTCTTTAATGTCTTGAACATTAAATTGAGTGCTTACATTTATTTCAAATTTATTTCTATCCAAGCAATCATGCAATATAGCATCGAAGAATTTTTTCATAATATAATCGCAAAATGGTTCGAGGTCATATATTATTCCAAATTCTTCAACTAAAAGTTTATTTATTGATTCTTTAATTATATTATTGATTTTTGTGAGATTCATACCACGCTTTTTTATACGCTGCTATTTTTTCTTTATTTTTTTCAATATATTGCTTGTGTTTTTCATACAGTCTTTCTTTATTCGCTTCACGATATTTTTTGTCATGTTCTGCTATTTCATTTTTATGTTCTTCACGATATTTTTTCTTTTTATTAAAAATCTGTTCTCGAATCATTATCAAAACCACGTGTGTCAAACTCAGGCTTAAATATCTTTCTTGTAAACTTGTCAAATGCTCTAACGTAAATAATGTTACCAGGCTCCATAGTTAATGGATTCCATTGTATGCATATACAATAATTAATACCTAATTTGCTTGATAAAGAAGCATCGTACAAAACTTTATATTGTTTTCCATTTTCCTTGCTTGTCATAACCTCTCCATAATTGGTGAGATAGTTTTTAAGCATTTCTCTTTCGTGCTTCCATCTTTGCTTAAAAGGATTATGGTCTGCATTTCCATCAGCCACAACCTCTTCATTCAATGATTGCTTTACAAATCTTTTTGCTATTTCTAAAATCTTTGTTTCGTCAATGCCTATTGAATTAAGTTTGTCGTACAATTCAGAATTGAGCCTCCATAGTTGTTCCATATAATCACTTCTCCTTAATACCTTATATATAATATTAAAGGAATCTGATTCTCCGCCCCTATTAAGTCCAAATTTTCTCATTCTCTTAATTTTATTTAAAAGTTTATGAGCCTTTGTACCTATTTTTCTTAACTGGGCGTCATCATCAGTATTTTCAAATTCATCGTATAAGTCATCAATCGCTGTCATTATCTTTGCTGACTTATTCTTGATTTCATACTTATCTAACCCAATTGGCTTGATATTGCCAGAACTTGGTTTCTTAATCCATTTATTTTCTTCCAAATCATATAAGCCTTCTGAAGCAGTTTCAGCATTTACATCTTCAACATACAACTCAACAGGATAGCCAAATATTTTCAACTTAGAATGCTCTTTATTCCATTCGTTTTTCTTTGCATCAAAATATTCTTGTACAAAGTCTTTTCTTTCATCTATTTCTGAAAAATCAACAACCAAGTGTAAATCGATGTCAGAGAACTTTGACCAATTGAAATTGCATATTGAACCAGTTAAATGAATACCCTTTCTTTTAACCCAAGTTATATTAACATAATCCCAAAAATCATCAGCAATATCTAACAATTTAAGTCTTACCCTTGAGTTTAAATCAAACCCATTCCATATTTTAGGGGCAAGAGTGTCGTTCTTCTTAAATGAATCAAGTTTCACCTCACTTGCTTCAACCTCTGTTTCAATATTTTCACTCATAACGTCTGAATCAACACTAAATGTTTTGCTTTCGTATGTATAGTCTCCTTGTGGCCTTATTCCTTCACTATAAAACCTATCTATCTCTCCCATCACATAACGGTAATCAGCAGAATGATAAGCAACACCTATATCTTCTCCATCATGGAAAATATCTAGGTAAACTTCTTCTCCATCATATTCTCTTAAAATTTGTCTTAAAACCTCTTCTTGTTCATAAGTAGGTTCTGCGCCAATATCTATAGAATGGTCTAAAATCCTTATGTTGCCTAATTCTACAAATTGAAATTTATTATTTATACCAGGAATCATTAAAACATCATTATGTTCTCCTTCTGTATAAACAATTACGCCATTTGTTAAAATAAAGCCTCTGCAATTCTTGTAATATTCACCATGAGGCAAAAGTTTCATTGCTATATCATTTAACTCTTGTGGGTTATTAATATCATATGATTCATTTTCATACATTTCATATGTTTCGAAACTTCCAGAACCGTTTTCAATGCAATCATTTAGCATTCTTTCAGCCATAGATTCGCCAAAAACGTTCTCCAAATCATCATAAAATAAGCCACTTTCTCCACCCATCACGTGATATATTTGGTTATCCAAAAAATCAACATCAAAAGTAACATTGTCTTTTATATACTCCATTTTTACTTCTGGAGAATCTTGTAAACCTTCATTTTGTAGCCATTCTTGATAATCATCTTCAAAATAATCCCATTGATATTCTACCTTTCCAACTTCAGAAAAATCTACAGTTTTAGAATACCCATATGACTCGTTTACATGGAAAAAGCCATTATTTCCTCCTTCACCACTAATTTCAAATTCATCCTCTTCATATGGAGGTGTATCTTCATACATGAAAGTTCTATGGTTAGTATCGTTACCAACCATAGCATGTTTCATTTTGATTAATTTATCTTCTCCTATGTAAACCTTTTTGCACATAAATTAGCAATTGTCACAGATTGGGAACTGTAAATCAGTTTCACGATACCATTCCTCACCAATGAACTCTAAGATTGGAATATACTCTTGAGTTGTGTCCTTCTCATAGTTATAGGTAGTTCCACTGCAATATTGTGGAATTGACTGCATACCTATGATTTCTCCAGTTTGGAATTCACCAGTTTTGTATTCATAAAGATAATTAGTACCTTCTGCTTCATTATAGTACTTCTCTACGAAATCCTCATCATATTTCTTTAAATCCATAATTAAATTAATATTTTTTAAGTAATTAAAATTATTTATATATAAATATAAATCGTAATGAAAAAGACTATTATAATAAATGAAAATGCCTTTAAAAGTATTAAAAATATAATCATAAAAGAAGCATTATCAAAAGCGCCTAGCTTTGGTAAATATGATGATTATACTGCTCCACTTTCTCAATTAAGCAAGGTGGCTAATCTTCATACTGATAGATACAAGGACTATCAATTGGAAGAAGCATATAACGCATGGAAAGATACTGGTTATGATAAGAACTCTAATGAATATTATATGTACATAACCAAATTTAAGCATTTTATGTTTGGAGAAGGTGGCCTTTTGGCTCACATATCCTATACATCTGAAAGAACCACGTATAAAGACAGAGAAGGAAATGAAAAGGCTGTTCCTTTACATAGAGTTATATTAGATAAGGATTGGGCTGACCAAATTATTAATGTGAAAGATTGGAGTTATTCTATTTCAAATAGTAATGCTGGCTCAGCTGATAAACAATGTTTCTATACAACCGTTCTTAAAATATTCCAAAATCCTGTAATATGGAATGACTTTTTCTTTAATCCTGTTTTTGCGCAAGCAAAAAGTATGTACGATGACATAAGGAAAAAGATAACGGCAGCAATGAAAGAAAGAAAAGAAGATTATGAAGCAATTATGCCAATGCAAGAATTTAGGCAACTAAATTTCTTTATGTTTGAGGTTAATCAAGATACAATGAAAGTTGAAAAAGGAATGAATTGCAAACCTGAATTGTTCTACGACCCTCAATTTGGAACAAGCGAAGACAGATATGAAGGAGATACAGAAGATGATATGTAAAATAAAAAAAGGACTACGTTGTGTAGTCCTTTTTTCTATATGTCTCTAATTCTTTTTTATACTCTTCTGTGTTTACAAATCCACAACACTTAAGTTCCGGGCAAAATCCGCAATAAACGCAATTTCTAACCATTTTATCAGCCATAACAGGGTCAAATTCGCGTATTTTATCTTTAACCATTTGCCACGCTTCTCTTGTTTCCTTTGACGCACACGTACATAATCTCTTCCTTGAAATATTTTTTAATGTCTGTGCATTAACTACAAAGTCTTGGTCATTTGGCGTTCCTTGTGGTAAATCATCCCTATCACACTCTAACTTTCTTCTATCCTCTCTCTGTGAATGAATAAAAGGCAGCGTAAAGCCATGACGTAATAGGTGTACTCCAACCCATTGCCTTAAATCTTTATATGAAATAAGATACTCTACAAGTTTAATTGGTGAATGCTCTGCGAGTAATACGCTTGCTTTCCAATTATCAGATGGCTCTTTATCTATTGGCTCTTTGCCAATTGTTCTCCTTGCAGCATTTAACGCCCTCTTCCAAGGAGTTTCTTGTATAACATCAACTGTTGTTTTTATATCCATAAAATACAATTTATCCTAATAATGTTCCACTCCACTCATTATCAAAAGCCCAATTTCCATTCTCATCAACATCTTCTGCTTTTTTATAACTGCATAACATATTCTCTCTTGCAATTCCTGGGCAATAGATTTCCTCAAAGTTTTCGTAATCTTCTCTTTTGTCAACAATAGGACCAGTCCATCCCATCTTTCTCCAATATTCTTGCTGCTCCATTTCAAGGATTCTCTTCTCTCTATACAAGTCTGCTAATTCCTTGTCTATCTCTCTTAATCTTTTACTAATGCTTTCCATACTTTTCTAATCTTTCCTTTAGCATATTTAATTTATTTTCTTTCTCAGCCTCATATGCGTCAAAGCCAAGCATTGTTGCCATTTGCTCAATCATAATTGAGACATCGGCAAGTTCTGTTATAACGTCTTGGCCTGATGACCTTCCACGATACACCTTTGCAAGCGCGTTAATAAGTTCTCCGCATTCCTCAAATACCATGTGCATTTGAGCCTCAGAACCCCACGTATCTATAGCCTTTTTATAAAGCCCTATTCTCTCTTCTTTTTCCATATCTTATTATTTAAAATCATTAATGAAAAAATATATATTGACCATTGCAAAAATTAAAGAAATTATTGCGTAGATTAAACTTCCAGCAAAAAACTCGCAAAATGATAGTAAAAGCATTCCTACTGCTGCAATTAACCAACCTATGTCTGTGCTTAAATTGATTTTATCACACACAGTTTGAAACGATAATATTACTCCTATTAATATAAATAATATACTAAATAATCGAATAGTTAACATATATAATATAATTTTATTTGTTATTTTTCCTTTATAGTTAAACCAACCGCTTTAAGAATATCAACTACCAAATCATAATAGTCTTCTTCCAGAGGCTTTGAAAGTTTGAATACACTTTCATCTTTATTATTTTTAATTTCAAAAAATGAATCATTGTTCTCAACATAGAAGCCATTCTTACTCCTGAAAAACAACTCTTCTTCAATCGCTTCCAAATCAGCATTTTCAAGTTTTACGTATTCATACTTCTTCTCTTTGATAAGTCTATTGAGAGATTTTCCCTGACTATCTGAGTCCCTAAATAGGAGGTAGTCCCTAACATCAACATCATTATATTGATATTGCGTTCCATTTGAAAACACCACTTTTAATGTTTTAGGCTTGTTATCGTTGTCTATGCACTCAGTATAAATTACGTTTGAGCTATTAAACCATGTTTTATCAACATTGTTGCAGTAAATATTAAATTTTTTAGCCATATTTTTTATTAATTAATTTTTTTAAAAAAGTTCTTTTCTTTTGCCATATACTTAGTTACTTGCGATGTTATAGCATTATTTATTGCTTCGCTAACAGTTGAATTTGTAACTATATAATTATTATTTCCTCTGAGAGAATTTTGCCAAATTGTATTACTAACTTCTGATATTTTATCAGAAAGGGTTGTTGCTGTAACTGTAGGCTCAAAATAAAATAATTGTCCTACAGGCTCATTCATTGGCTCTACGGTAGCCATATCAAAGCCTATTGTCTGGGCTACCACTTGAACTGCTTGAGGCATATAAGTATGCCACCAAACAGAGGCTTTAGGCTGTAAAA